TGCTGGAGTTGCACTTCTAACTATTTTCGTAATTTTCATTATTATTCTTTGTATTTTATTTCCGCCTAAAACCTGGGACGGTTCTGATCCTATTGTAAATCCTTATGATATAGAAGAGGAAGAAGATGAATCAGAGTACTGGAGTAATTTACAATGAAAAATAATTAATTGTGATTATGTTGTTAAACATTTAATCAGGCATTGCAAATCTAATTTATATTTTATTACTTTGTACTCAATGTTGTTTTAAATAGCCATCACAATGAAAACTGAATTAAACATTCTGATTTTAAAATATTGCCTCAATTGGCATAAATTATACTCCTTAGGTTTTCGTGATGGCTTTCCTATAGGAGTATTTTTATGACTGGTTGGGGCATTTTAACTTTTTAGCTATGGGACGAAATGATCAACTCAAAACACTTTCTAGAAGAGCATATTCTGGAAATGGATTTTTAATGGTTAGTAAAGTTTTGATAAAATCATTAGGCTTGGTAGAAGCTGCTGTTTTGGCAAATTATATAGATAAAGATTCTTACTGGGCACAAAAAGATGAAAAATATAATGATTGGTTTTATTTAAAGAATGCTGATCAAATAAATGCTTTAAACCTTAGTGAAAATTCCATTAAATTGACAAAAAGAAAATTAATGGAATTAAATATTTTAGCATCAAAAATGAATGGAATTCCTGCTTTAGAGTATTTTAATATTGATTATGACCAATTAAATACACTATTAGAAAATAATCTCCCAGGCAACGAGGTTCTTAGTCGGCTAGGAAACGAGATTCTTAGTCACCTAAATATAAATAACAAAGTAAAAAAATTAATAAAAAAAGATTTTCCATTCATAGATATGTTTCCCAAGGAATGGCAAAACAACCTAACTTTCCAAAATACAGTAGAGGATTTCCTTCAACATAGAAAAGAAATACACAAACGTCCAACTCAACTAGCCATGGAAAAGTTAGCTATGAAATTAAAAGTACACCAAATGCAAACGGTCATTGAAGCATTTAATACTTCCATAGAAAGTGGATGGGCTGGTGTTTTTCCAGAAGCAATAAAAAACAATAATGAGGAATTCAAAGTAAGTAAATACCGGCCTGAGTTCAAATATGATGGAAGTATCAAATATACACTTAATCCTAAAAACGGGGAATACTACCATGCAAATGGTAATAAATACATAGATTAAAATGATTGAGCGTAAAATATTGATTGGTATTGTTACCAGTACAGAGTACTGCAACCAGATTAAAGACATATTTGATTTAACCTTAATTGAGTCTGCGGCTGCGAAAAGAATGATGTCGTGGATGTGGGATTTTTATAAAGAGAACAATGAAGCACCTAAACACGATGCAGTATTCTTATTCTGGAAACATGCAAAGCAATTGCCAAAAGATGTTGCTGAGGAGATTGAAGAAGAAATATTACCGTCTTTAGAAACAGAAAACGAAGCAGAGCCGTTCAATGTGTCTGCAATGGTTAAAGAAACCGAGAAATATTTCCAACAAAGAAAATTATCAGTATTAAGTGATAACATAAAAATATTAATTGAAAAAGATCAAGTAGAAGAAGCAGAAAAATTAGCCACAACATACAAGCCTTTTGAAACTGTTTCAAATAAAATAGATATTCACATTTTAAGTGCAACAGAGATAAGAGAACAAGAAATTGTAAAACCAATAACATTAATGTCACCGTGGTTGAAAGAAGGTCAAATGACAATCATTTATGGAAACTTTGGTAGTGGAAAATCATTATTGACAATTTTAGTTGCATACGTGTTAGGCTTAAGGGAGTATGATGGAAAAGATTGTGAGATCAATAAATGGCAAGTGAAAACTCCAACAGGAACGCTTTACATTGATGGTGAAATAGGACAGCAAGAAATGGAAGAACGTATAAAACAATTTGAATGGTTAGGCAGACAGTCTGTCAAACATCAAATGAAAGTTCTATCTATACCAGAATACCAATTAGAGACACAAGACACGTTTAATATGGTACTAAGAATAAATCAACTTAAAATAATTCAATGGCTAAAATCGCATCAGGAATACAAATTAGTTGTATTAGATTCTGTTAGTACGTTGTTTGGATTAGTTGAGGAGAATGATAACAGCGAATGGAACAACAAAATCAATCCATTCTTAAAGGATTTAAGAGCGTTAGGTGTAGCCTGCTTACTTTTACATCATGCCGGTAAGGATGGGAAACGTGGCTTGAGAGGAGCGAGTGCAATGGGAGCAATGGCACACAACATCTTTAGATTATCGGATCATAGTAAAAAAGAAAAAGACGATGGCGAAGCTTGGTTCATTTTAAGCAAAGATAAACAGAGGCAAGCTGGATTTGGTTTTCGTTCTTTTGGAATTCATTATATGCAGAATAAAGATAAAACAAAAACGTTCTGGGAAATAACAGATTATTAAAAATGCTGAGTTATCCTTATGTGGTAGAGGAATAGATCGTTGGAGTGTTTTCCCAAAGTGATCGAATGGGATGGGTTCGAACCCCATACTCAGCTCAAGTTCATTCTAATTACGGAGTCTATTGTTTGGACAGGGGTTCGATTCCCCTCAGCTCCACTCTTTCGCCAAGGAAGATGCTGTTGGATAGCTCCCAACTGATTTTAGGAGATTACGGGGTAGCCTAAAAAAGAATGACAAAAGTATTTGCAGGAGTTGCATTGACGTTTGTACTGCATTTGCCCGTCCACGGGGCTGACTGGTTTTGACAACAATAAGGTGAGTAATTAGTGATTTAATTCACAAAGAATGTTCTGCCTACAACAGGCAATGATTATCAAATGAAAATGGCTGCCTAAGAGGTTGTCAAATTCGAGCGTGGGCTGCTTTAAAAGCCCATTTTTAAAAAGTATGCAAAAGAAAAATCAATATACTGATCTAGAAATACAATATGAATTATATCCATGTTTGTATTATTATTTCAACTTCACTACTAACTGGTTAATGAGTTATAGAGTTGCCATGAAGATTGAATTAAACACAAACTTGATTTACTTGAATTAATGTTACACAACAGGAACCAAAAGGATTAAAAAGTAAAATTGTATAATAACTAAAAAGCAAAATTATGTATGTCATAAGGAAAGAATTTCAAGCTAGTTGTATGCACCATTTATTAGGATTGCCTGAGGATCACCCGTGCGGACGAGTTCATGGGCATAACTATGTTATAGTGGTTGAGTTAAGATCAGAGACTTTAAACAAAATTGGATTTGTCAAAGATTATGGGGAACTTAACGTTATCAAAGAGTGGATTGACAAAACAATGGATCATAGAGCTTTAAATGATGTATTCTCATTCAATCCAACAGCGGAAAATCTTGCAAAGCATTTATATGAAAGATTTGTAATGTTACTCGGGACTGATGGTATGTTTTTAAATGCTGTTGAAGTATCAGAGACACCCAAAACAAATTCACGTTTTTATAAAACATATAATGAGCACACAACTGATTAAAGCATTTCCTGACTTTGTAAAAGAGGAGCCTTCAGATAGCTTTTTAAGAGTGTCTGAGTTCTTTTGCGACACAATTCAAGGGGAAGGAATACATATAGGACACCCGGCTACTTTCCTACGTTTTCAGGGCTGTGAATTATATTGTATCTATTGTGACACTAAAGAAGTTTGGAGGCAAGGCAACCCGTATTCATTCGATGAATTGTACACAATTATGTCTTCTGAAGGGTTGCCTAATAAATTACTTCATGGACAACATTTAGTCATAACAGGAGGGAGTCCTTTGTTGCAACAAAATAGTCTGTATTGGTTCTTGACAGGATTTATAGCAAAGTTTGGATTTAAACCTTATATTGAAGTAGAAAACGAATGTGTAATCCCACCTAATTTAGGCCTGCAAGGTTTAGTAGATTGCTGGAACAACTCTCCAAAATTAGCATCAAGCGGTGTTTCCTCTTTTATCAGAATTAAAAATGAAGTTCTGTATAAAATGTCAAATCTGCAAAATAGTTGGTTCAAGTTTGTTATAGGAAAAGATGACTGTTGGTGTGAGATAAACGATTTAATTGAAGCTGGATTGATTCGTAAAGAACAGGTTATACTTATGCCGGAAGGAGCTACTCGAGAAGAAATTGCAGAGCATAAAGAAGCGGTGTTAAATATGGCTATACAACATGGTGTAAGATATTCGGATCGTTTACATATTCAATTTTGGAACAGAGAAATAGGTGTTTGAAAAAGATGTGTATTAGTTGGTTTAGTTAGATCAAGAAACCTGGAAGTTTCTTGTGAGTTCTTTCAGGCTTACCTCCTGTCCTTCGGGCAGGGGGTTTTGGCATCAAAAGAGATAGGTTATGAAAGATATAGATTTTGAACCATTTGATCTTATATGTTATCCCGAAGTAGTACCAGAATCAGAAAGAGAATAAGTTATGAAAAAACAAAAAAGATTTGAAATTGGGGATTTTTTAAAAACAAGAATAACCGGCAT